ACATCGAACTGGTCAAACCACTTCTTGGGTTGCTTATAGATGGATTGCCATGTGCTAATAAAAATATTCGCAGAATCATGATTTTTCTCTTGACCTTCCATGATGAGATGTGTATAATAGAACTGTAGTTCTTCAGAATACTCTTTAAAATCTGTATTCATTTGATGCACTAAAGAAGTAGTAGGAACAATCAGCAATGCTTTTTTGCATTTATTTTTTGTAATAAGGTATTTTAAAATACAATAAATGATGAATGATTTACCAGAAGCAGTAGGTGAGAGGATTAACGCACGATGAACACGCAAGGCATGAGCAATTGCTCTGAGTTGGTAATCTCTGGGGATGTACTTACCTTTGAACAGTTCTTCCAACTCATTAAGAGCGATGTCATCAACATGATCGAGTCCCCCATGTACGACACATTCATAGTCCCTATCTTGGCAAAACTTTTTGACACGAGCAACGAGACCTTTATAGAGTGTATGACTCGCAGTATTGAACAGTCGTATTTTACCATCCCACATGCGATTTTTATATGAAGGCATGAACTTAGCACCCGGAACCTCAAAGGTGAAGTAGTCAGAGAGTTCTTGCCCCAACCCTCTGTCACACTCAATTTTTACATTCACTTCATCTTTTGGAAGGATGTCAATTCTATCCATTCGTAAATCTTAACCAATCAATTGCATTTTTAATTTGGAATCCACGGTTGTTAATACTCTTGAGAATTGCTTCAAGGTAATTGACCTTTTCTTGTTGGAGTGCTAACTTGAGGTTTAGTTCGATGAAGTCATCATCAGACTCAATATATGTATCTACTTCGTTCTTGAGGATTTTCTTGTAGAACTGATCGCGACCCAACTCCTCTAACTCTTCTTGGTCTAACTCACCAAGGTAATATTCATTAAGAAGTCTTTTCCGTTTATTGCGTTGTGCGAACATTCTTTTTAACTGCGCGTTTTCTCCCATGTAGATTTTGAGATATTTGTTATGGATGACAGGAATCTTTGTAGACTCTTCACCTAACTCAGTCTCATCCATACGGCAGTCTTTGTCCCACTCGGACACAATGTCTTCAATTCTCATGCTAAATCCACAGGTAAAATAATATAAAGTATAACAGATTATACGATACTTGTCAATTCATACTTACGATATGCAAAGAATGCTGTACCTTGTAAAAACTCTACATCAAACCCAGTAATATGAAAATCAAATTGACCAATAGATACAGGATACATGTCTATAAACTTAACCTCGATATTTGGTTGATAGGATGAAGTTGTTATAATTAATGTCGCATCGGAATAAACCTCACCAATAGGTTGAATTCCTCCCTTTTTTATGCCCGCATATTGCTGAAAATTATCTGGATATCCTAGACCAATTATCCAATTATAAATTTCTAGAAAATTTTTCATATCCTCATCGACTGTAAAATTAATTGATAAAGGACTAAAGGTAAGTTTGTCACCGGGAACAGGCAATTTAATAAAAGTATTTTCCACACTATCTATTTGCCCCATAGTAATATCTGGGATAGAAGCAGAAGTGCAAAAATAATTAACATTAGGCAGTTTCTTTACAGAAAACTTAAATCCTAAAGGAGATAAAAAACTTTTATTATCAGGAGTGTTTTGTAATGCCATTTTAATTCCTCACAAAGTTACTACTATTTATAAGGCAAAAAAAGGGGGACTTTCGTCCCCCCTAATCCGGTAGTTTAGAACTACTCTTTTTATTACATCAAGTTTGCAACCTTGACCAAACGGTAGTAAAGGTTCTTCTTAGCAAAGGCAATTGCACCGTCTGCATTAGAAGTAGCAAATGGGTTTGCAACCATTCCGTAACGAGTCTTGAACCCGATCTTAGGTTGGAATGTATTCTCACCAACCGCACGAACCATCTGGAGTGGTACGTATGGGCAGTAGAACAGACCTGCGTCAAACGCATTGCTTCCTTTGTAACCAATTGTGTAGTAGTTATTGGTTGCATCTGAGAAGTATGGATCAATGTATACACGGATACGACCGTTCAAGACACCTGCGAATGTGTTGCCTGTGTCATCAACTTGCAAGTTGTTAGACAAAGCAGGAGTATAATCAAGAACACCTGCCATCTGAAGTGCTGAAGCAACATCAGAAGAAGTGATCATCATATTACCCTTACCACGACGAGTTGCTTTCGCAATTTCGTTCGCATCACGTTCGATTTGGAACATCAAACCTTTGAACTTCTCTGCCATCCAACGACCGTTAGAGTCGGTGTCAAGATCGAAAGTACCGGCCGTAGTGACATTGATCTGAGCACCTGCAGTTGCTGTATAGTTGATTGTACGAACAACTTCACGGTTGATTTCAGCAAGAATTTCAGCAGACAAGATGTTTGACAACTCTTGCTCTGCATCCAGACCGTGGATTGCTTTGAGGTCTTGTGCAAGTTCCATTGTGTATTCTGCTTTCAGAGCACGAGTCTTAGCAGTTACTGAAACTTTCTCGATTGAGAATGCCATCTCTTGGAAAGAGTTCTGAGAGTCGTCTCCCAATGCTTCTCCAGTTGCTGTTGACATACCTGTTGATACAGTATATCCAGAACCTGAAGCACGATCATTAGGATCAGTACCAGTTGCACTTGTACCTGCAGATCCGTCGATTGCAACTTGTGAATTAGTGTTAGCACCTGCTGATGCAGAGAATGTAGTATCTGCTTCGTTGAACAGTGCTTCTGTGCCAGATTGGTTGCTATAACGAGAACGCATTGCAAAGATCAGTCCAGTAGGACCAGTCATTGGTTGAACACCACAAATGTCGTATGCAATCAGATTAGGCATAGAACGACGAACCAGTGAAATCAGTACTGGATCGAATGTGTCGATAGAACCATCAGCTGCTACAGAAGATGAAGCGCCCATTGCGTTAGTTGGTGATGCTTCTCCAAGTAACGTAGTAGTGTGCGATCCGCCTTGATGAATTGCTTGTTCACGAGCAGATTGATATTGGTTTTCCAGAAGTTGGGCAGTTACTGTACGCTTATGTGCGTCCTTGATTGGTTCAAGGTCAGCATGCTCAAGAACTGGTTGCCACTTTTGAATAAGAGCATCAGTTGCCATTTTTATTCTCCTTTCGGTTTTTACCTAGTAGTTATATTTAGTATTATTTATAAATTGTTACTTTTTAATCGACCGACTAATAGCATCTGTAAATGCTTTCATTTGTGGATCAATCTGAACTTCGTTTTCTTCATCCAGTTCAACTGGTTCTGAGTCGAATGAAGTATCTTCAGAAATAACTTCTTCTTGTGGGAAGTAGTTTTCTTTGATAGTCTCCAACTTCTTCGCATAGTCTTCGGCAGAATCAAACTCAACACCTTCAGCGAGAGATTGCATCTTGACTACTTGAGATTCAGTTAGACCTTCAGTTACATCGCGCAGAATTTCTGACTTTTTAGATTCAATGATTTCCTTACGAGATACGATGTTCTTTTCGACTTCTTCACTTAAAGATTCTTCCAGCTCAGCAATCTTTGATGCGAGTTCGTCAACAAGGTCAACTTTCTCTTCTGGAATGTCAATATATGATTCAGTAAATAAGTTACGCAGACCTACCATAAAGTTTTCTGCGATTTCTGAACGAATGCCTTGCTCAACTGCCAGTTCATTTTCTTTCATCCACTGCTCAACTACATATTCCATGTAGTCATCCAATCGAGATGTCAATGACTCAACGATTTCTTCTTTCTCTGCTTCCATTTCTGCTTCAAGATCAATGGTTACTGTTTCCAGAATTTCGTTGACCTTTGACACAACTGCCGCTTCAAAGATAGTAGTTGCTTTAGAAGTGAAGTCTTCTGACAGGTCTTCACCTGCGAACATTGCTTCAACATCTTCTGCGACATTTACATCTTCAGCAGAGACTTTCTTAATTTCTTTGATAGAAGTTACTGAGGAATTTTCTTCCACAGACTCTGACCTCATTCCACCACACATTGCTTCGTATGCCGCTTTCAGTTCTTCTTTCCTCAAGTTTTGCATATGCGCCATCGCTGCTTGTAACATAGCAACCTTAGTCTTTGGCACTTCTGATGATGAACGTTTCGGTGCCGATTTCTTTTCTTTATCGGCATCTTTTCCTTCAGCACCGGGTGCATCTACCTCTTTTGTTGTTGGATCAGGCACTTCGGATGGATCTCCTAGAGATGCTTTCACCTCTACGATTTGTCCTTCTTCCTGTTCCAACATTTCCATTTCTTGATCGGACATGTTGTTATCTCCTTTACGGTTTAGTCATTTATAATGTATTTATAAAACTTAAAGTTTCGATAGAAAATTCTTAAAAATCCGCAACTTCGTTTCTTCTAAATCACGAGAAGATGCCTTAACGACTTCTTCTTTGTAATCTGCGATAGATGCTTCTTTGATGAGACCATTGTCCCAAATCCACTCCTTACCTTCCATAATACCATTGACAAATGCATCTGGTGCTGATGGATCAGCAACAATGTCACCTGCTGTTGCAAGATAGAAATCCCCTTGAACCTCATTCACACCTTGACGATTTGGTTTCAAAGAACCCATGCCACGAGAAGACACTGCTAACTGTCCTCCATCGTCCATGATGCCCTTAACAATCGCACCCATTGGTGTTTCTGCTAAAATCTTTGCACGACCTCTGAAGTTTGCTCCATCGCGTTTCAAGTCAGTAATTAAATGAGATACTCGTTCAAGATTAATAGTCGGTCCACTTGGATGACCTAGTTCTCCATATGCACGATTTTTTTCGACATACTCTTTGTTATATCGTTTTACTTCTTTATCTAGCACTTCGGCAGGATACATACGACCATTACGGTTCTTGATGTCGCCTTGCATGAAGATACCTTCGATAAAGTAGTTCTTTTTACCGTCTTCTTTTGCCTCAGAGATATACTGAATATCTTCATTGAGTTCTGTGATCAGTTTCATTTTAGTATCCCGTAGAAGAAATATGAGTACCGAATAAAGTAGTTGCTCCACGCAATCCTTGCCCGATTTCTAAATGAATTACTTGTCCACCACCTGCGGGAATATAAACACTTCCTATATCACCATCGTCATCTGCATTTCGGACAGTAACTAATGATGCTGTTGATGTGTTAAAAACATACACTGATGTGGCATTTTTAAAATTAGTGGTTCCAGTTGCAAGTGCTGTTGCCGTACTTAATACTTTCATTACTTACCTCCGAATGCTACATCCATCAACTTCATGAACACTTCAGGCGATTGCTCGATTTTATCTGCCATCTTTTCTTTGTTCTTGTCATTGAGTTTCTTGTGCATGTTTAACATTGCATTTGCCGTGGTCATATCCACTTTAAGTGTTTTACCGTTGGCAAACTTAACTGTACCTGCTGACTTATTCTTAACGATTTTTTCCAAACCGTCCATAACCTTACCTTCTGTCAAATCCGATAAGTCAGATTCCTCATCGAGGTCTTCACCCTCGACTTCTTCTTTTACAACAGTGCCATTGAACACATGATCTTGCCCTGGAACTGCATAGTAATCAGTTTTCTGGACCATGTGCGCATTAGCGAAATCTTCTTCACCCTTTGAACGTGGTTTATAACCTTTGACCTCTTGGTCATCGTCTTTTGGTGCAACATAATCTGCGGCAGGTGCTTCTGCTACAAACTTACTGAACTTCTGAATCGCCATCGGTTTCCCCTTGGATTTCTACTTCTTCTTCTGAATCTGCAGACATGAAAGTTGACGCCACTTCAATCTTTTTCAATTGCACTGCATCATATACTTTTTGAGTTAGTATATCTCTGACA